TTTTAGAACTTCAAATATGCGCTTCAGTCTTAGACTTTATTGACGATGTTGGCAGCGTAGAAGAACTTAGGGCAAAAGTTAATACCTTTTTAAAGGGTAAAAAATGATCGACTATTCTGAAAGCCTGATTAAACTTGACGCAATGCGGCATCAATACCAAAAACTTGTGTTGCAAGGTAAATACAACGCAGCTGCTGACGTTGCGGTAGATATGCAGATTGCCGTGGTTAACTTGCAAGAATGGGCAGAACATCAATGTACCGAAACCCCAAACTCTTAGTGGCCTGTCGCCAACTGCCATGCCAACTTTGCGAAACAGAAGATGGTACGGTTGTTGCAGCGCACAGTAACCAACTGGCTGACGGCAAGGGCAAAGGCATCAAAGCATCGGATTACAGGGTAGCTGCCCTTTGCTTTAGTTGCCACATGGACTTGGATCAGGGCAATAAACTGAGCAAAGACCAGCGCAGGGATTTTTGGGAAATGGCGCACCGACGCACGATTGGCGAACTGTTTGAACGCAATTTGATTAAATGTTAATTTAAATTAAGGAATTGTTATGATTGATAATTGTTATATTCCAAAAGGCGAAAAGACAAGACTTGGTTATATTAGGTTGTGGAATAAAGGCAATAGGATGCTTGCACATAGGTTTGAATTTGAAAAAACATATGGGAAAATTCCTGACGGAATGGAGATAGATCATATTTGTTGCAATAAATCATGTGCAAACGTCAATCATTTAAGACTGGCAACAAGATTGGAAAATATGAGATATGCAAAATCAACAAAATTATCTAAACAAAATGTTGTAGATATACACAATAAAAAAGCGCAAGGAATCAGCGTTGTTAGTATGGCAAAAGAATACAAAGTAACTCGTGAATGTATTTATTTAATTTTACAGGGCAAAAATTGGAATGATTTGCACCCTTCAACTGCCATTGCCACCGTCAGTTAACACTTACTATCGCAATTTCCGTGGCAGAACAATCCTTAGTCAAAACGGCAGGAATTACAAAAACACGGTGCAAGAGTACGTCACGGTCAACAAAGTGCCTAGTTTTGGCTCAAACAGGCTTATGGCGATCATTACTATCTTCCCAAGGGATAGACGCAGCATCGACCTTGATAATCGTTTGAAAGGAATTTTTGACGCTTTGCAAGATGCAGGCATTTATGACTCAGATTCACAATTCGACAAGATAGAGATAGCCAGGGGAGTGATTAAAACTGGAGGTGGATGTACAATCGTGATTGCTACCCTTTAAGGTTAGCGACAACTGATTACGCAGAATCAACCTTTCGCGAAGGTTACAAATGTCGATTAAGAAATACTCACAAGAAAGCAAAGACAAGATCAGTCTGATTGTCCTCAAGGCAATGAGTGACGAAGGCTTGAGCTGCTTTAAGGCTTGCCAAAAGGCAGGAGTGCCAAACAGCACGTTCATGCGATGGCTTGATCTAGACGCTGCGTTAGCGGAGAGATACACACGGGCTAGGCATGATCTGATCGAGCGAATCGCTGCCGATATGCTTGATATTACCGATCAGGACGTTGGCTTGACGCTCGATGGTAAGAAGGACTGGATGGCTGTTCAGAAGCAGCGTCTCCAAGTCGATACCCGTAAATGGCTACTTTCTAAGCTCGCACCTCAGAAGTATGGGGATAAGCTGGAGCTGAGTGGCGATCCAGAACGACCACTGTCAATCCAGAGAATTGAGCGTGTGATCGTCAAGAATGGGTAAGACCCTCCAGCTCAAGACTCCAGAGTGGGCTGTGCCATTGCTTGACCCGTCACGATATAAGGCAGCATGGGGTGGCCGAGGCTCAGGCAAGTCTCATTTCTTTGCTGAGATGATGATTGAGACCCACATAATGGATCAGACTCGGCGAAGCGTGTGCGTGCGTGAAATCCAGAAGTCACTCCAACAATCGGTCAAACGTCTGCTTGAGACCAAGATTCAAGCCATGAACGCTGGCGCCTACTTTGAGGTTCAGGATGCGGTCATCAAGTCTAAGAAGGGCGATGGCGCGATTATCTTTCAAGGTATGCAGAATCACACCTCGGACTCGATTAAGTCGCTAGAAGGCTACGACTGTGCCTGGGTGGAGGAAGCCCAGAGCTTGAGCCAGACCAGTCTCGATTTGCTGCGACCTACTATAAGGAAGCCCGACTCAGAGTTGTGGTTCTCATGGAATCCTCGCCAGCAATCTGATCCTGTGGACTTTCTGCTGCGTGGTCCTGAGCCACCAAAGGATGCTCAGGTCATCAAGGTCAACTTTAGCGACAATCCTTGGTTTCCCGATGTTCTCCGTGATGAGATGGAGTACGACCAGAGGCGAGACCCTGACAAATATCAGCACGTCTGGCAGGGTCAGTATCTGACAAACAGCAACGCTCGCGTGTTTCGCAACTGGAAGATTGACGATTTTGAAGCCTCACCGGAGGCGATCCACCGTCTGGGTGCGGATTGGGGATTTGCTATTGACCCGACTGTGTTGGTGCGATGCCACATTATTGGGCGCACGCTCTATATTGATTACGAGGCGTACATGGTTGGGTGCGAGATCGTGAACACGCCTGAACTCTTTTTGAGCATTCCAGAGGCAGAGAAGTGGCCGATCGTGGCAGACTCAGCGCGGCCAGAGACCATCAGCCACATGAGAAAGAACGGTTTTCCTAAGATAATGGGCGCAGTCAAAGGACCAAAGTCTGTAGAGGAAGGCATCGAGTTTCTCAAGAACTACGACATCGTGGTGCATCCCAGATGTAAACACACGATTGACGAGCTGAGCCTGTACAGTTATCGCACCGACCCGCTAACTGGACGAGTGTTACCGTTGCTGCAAGACAAGAAGAACCATGTGATTGACGCATTGCGTTATGCTTGCGAAGGTGTCAGGAGAACGAATATTTCTAAGGTTCAGACCTTTACACCCTTGCCAGTTGCCAACAAATGGTGATTTAATACGCACAAAGAGGATTAACATGGCTCGCATACCAAACGATCAACGCTTGGCAAACTTGCACGCTGAAGCTCTGCGCCAGTACAACGACATCCAGACTGCGCTGCGGGACGAGCGTCTGCAATGTTTGCAGGATCGACGGTTTTACTCTATTTGCGGCGCACAATGGGAAGGTCCACTCTACGATCAGTATGAAAACAAGCCTCGATTCGAGGTCAACAAGATCATGCTGTCGGTCATTCGCATCGTCAACGAATACCGAAACAATCGGATCACAGTAGATTACATCGCCAAAGATGGCGCAGAAGATAGTCTGGCTGACACTTGCGATGGTCTTTACAGGGCTGACGAGCAGGACTCGGTGGCTAACGAAGCCTATGACAACGCATTTGAAGAGGCAGTCGGTGGCGGCATTGGCGCATTCAGGCTCAGAACAGCTTACGAAGATGACGAAGATGAGGACAATGACCGCCAGCGCATCATGTTTGAGCCGATCTTTGATGCTGACAGCTCGGTATTCTTTGACCTGAATTCAAAACGCCAGGACAAGTCGGACGCTCTTTTTTGCTTTGTGGTCAACAGCATGACCCGCGAAAGCTACAAAGAAACCTACAACGATGACCCGACAGACTGGCCAAAGATCATTCATCAGTACGAGTTTGATTGGGCAACGCCTGACGTTGTGTTTGTCGCTGAATACTTCAAGGTCGAGGAAGTCGCTGAGACCATCCGCATCTTTCAAAGCATTGACGGAACAGAAGAAAAGTACCGTCAGGATGATTTCAGGAACGACGAGACACTAGAAGAGACCCTTTTAGCGATTGGCAGCGTCGAGGTTCGCCAGCGCAAGATCAAGCGTAAGCGTGTGCGTAAGTACATTATGTCTGGCGGCAAGGTCTTAGAGGACGCAGGATACATTGCCGGCAACTGCATCCCTGTCGTTCCTGTGTACGGCAAGCGGTGGTTTGTGGATAACGTCGAGCGTTGCATGGGTCACGTTCGCCTAGCCAAGGATGCCCAGCGGCTGAAGAATATGCAGCTCTCGAAGTTGGGCGAGATCAGCGCATTATCATCCGTTGAGAAGCCGATCCTGACTCCAGAGCAAGTCGCTGGCCACCAGATTATGTGGGCTGACGATAACCTGAAGAATTATCCTTACCTCTTAGTCAATCCGATCACAGGCGCTGATGGCAGCACTCAGGTGCAAGGGCCACTTGCCTACACTCGCAGCGCACAAATCCCACCAGCGATGGCGGCATTGCTGCAAATCACCGAATCAGACATGAAGGAAATCTTGGGCGCATCGTCTCAAGGTGAGCAAATTGTCAGCAACATCTCAGGCAAAGCAGTCGAGATGATTCAGACCCGTTTGGATATGCAAACCTTTATCTACATGAGCAACTTTGCGAAAGGCATGAAGAGATCAGGCGAGATCTGGTTGAGCATGGCTCGCGACATTTATGTGGAAGAAGGTCGCAAGATGAAGGTTATCGGGCGCACCGAAGAGGTGAGTACCGTTGAGTTGATGCGACCAAAGGTGTCCGAGACTGGCGAAGTCATCATGGAAAACGACCTGAGTCGCGCCAAGTTTGATGTAAACGTTGATGTCGGACCATCCTCATCGAGCAAGCGTGCGGCAACCGTTCGTGCTTTGACAGGCATGATGGCGATTACCGACGATCCACAGACCAAGCAAGTCCTGCAAGCGATGGCCATGATGAACATGGAAGGCGAAGGCATTGGCGATGTTCGAGACTTCTTCCGTAAGCAACTGTTGCGCCTGGGCGTTGTCAAACCGACAGAGCAAGAGGCTGAGGTGCTTGCTCAAGAGCAGCAAATGCAAAGTCAACAGGTTGATGCAAACTCTATTTTCCTACAGGCAGCGGCTGAAGAGGCTACAGCCAAGGCAGCGCAGGCCAGAGCAAGCGTCATTAAGACCGTGGCAGACGCAGGGTTGGCTAAGGCAAAGACTGCCGAAACCCTTGCCAAGACTGGTGTTGAACAACAGAATATGGTGATGACTGAGATTGAAGCAGCCCAACAAGCCGCACAAGGTGAGCAAATTCAGCCTGTTGTCAGATAAAATGCAAGAAAATGGTATCCATCCAGCCTTAAATGGGTGAGTTTAATGGGGTCAGTGTATGAATGAAAGGGCAGAAGTAGACGAACAAGAAGAGTCCGTGGAAGAAGTGACGATTGCAGAAGAAGTTGATCTGGAGTCTGAAGAGTCTGAAGCGGATGAGGTTGTTGTCTCAATTGGTGAGGATGCGCCCCCCGCCGAAGAGGAAGTTCGTGCGCCTGAATGGGTGCGTGAGCTGCGTAAAACGAATCGGGAAAAAGAGCGTCGCATTCGTGAGTTAGAAGCCAGACTATCGGCCACCACAACTGAGATCAAGCCAGTTGTGACGTTAGGACCGAAGCCCAAGCTCGATGCTTATGATTACGATACTGATTTATTTGAAGCAGCATTAGACCAATGGCATGAACGCAAGCGCGAGCATGATCGTGAGGCTGAACAAGCCCAGCAATCAGAGCAGCAACAGCAACAAGCCTGGCAAGCCAAGTTGAACGACTACGGGAAGGCGCGAGCTGAACTCAAAGTCCGTGATTATGAAGATGCTGAGGAGACCGTCCAGCAGCTTTTAAATATCACACAGCAAGGTGTGCTTCTGAATGGCTGCGATAATCCCGCACTCGTTGTGTATGCGTTAGGCAAGAATCCAAAGAAAACTGCGGAACTTGCAAAGTTATCTGATCCCGTAAAGTTTGCTTTTGCGGTTGCGAAACTGGAGAAGGAATTGAAAGTGACCAATCGTAGGGCAGCACCCGCACCGGAACGTGTCGTGTCAGGAACAGGACGATCATCTGGTGCGATAGACTCAACCTTAGAACGGCTGCGAGAAGAAGCGGCTCGGACTGGCAACATGACGAAAGTCATTCAGTACAGAGCGCAGAAACGGACAGCATCCAAATAATTTAAAAGGAATTTAAAATGAGTAACTCATTCTCGAAAGAAGAGCGTGTTGCATTTGAGGACATCCTCGAAGGCTTCAATGACGCTTTAGTTTTATCCCGCAACGTGTCTATCTACAACACAGATAGCTCGATGATGGAACGCACCAACAACGTTATCTATCGCCCCCAGCCTTACATCGCTCAGTCGTATGACGGTATGGATCAGACAGGTAACTTCACAGCTTACACACAGCTCACAGTCCCAGCGACACTCGGCTTTCAAAAGTCTGTGCCTTTCATTCTGGACGCTCTTGAGTTGCGCGATGCGTTGCAAGAAAACCGTTTGGGTGATGCTGCAAAGCAAAAACTCGCATCTGACATTAACATTGCCATTATGAACGTGGCTGCTGCCCAAGGCTCACTGGTTGTTACAACCAACACAGCCGCAGGGGATTACGATGACATCGCACTGTGCGACAGCATTATGAACGAGCAGGGCGTGCAGGCGTTTGATCGTTACTTGGCATTGTCGAGCCGTGACTATAACGGTCTGGCAGGCAACATTGCTGGTGGTGCTGGTGGCGCATCTGTGTCGCGCAGTTTCTCTGGCAACAAGTCGAACAATGCGTTTGAGCGCAGTTTCGTTGGTATGGTCGCAGGCTTTGAGACCTACAAACTAGACTATGCAAATCGCTTGATTGCTGCTGCTGGTGCAAACACCACGATGTCAACCTTAGTTGGTGCAAACAACTATTACGTTCCACAGGCTACCCAGACCGCAGTAACTGGTGAGACCCAGAACGTTGACAACCGTTTCCAGACCATTACCGTGACAGCGAGCGCAGGCTTGTTGGTCGGTACACCGTTTGAGATCTCTGGCGTTGAGGCTGTTCATCACATCACCAAGCAGGGTACTGGCTTTGCCAAGACTTTCCGTGTTGTGCAAGTGGTCAATGCGACTTCTGTCGTTATTACACCACCGATCATCTCGGCTCAAGGTGGCACTGATGCAGAACTGCAATACCAGAACTGTATCGTGACTGCGAATGCTGCAGCTGGAATTACCCGTCTGAACCTCGACACAGCACCGATCAACTGCTTCTGGCAGAAAGATGCTCTTGAGATTCTGCCTGGTCGTTACGCTGTCCCATCTGACGCTGGTGTCGCAGTGATGCGTGCCTCGACAGATCAGGGCATCGAGTTGGTGATGCAGAAGCAGTACGACGTGAACACAATGAAGACCAAGTATCGTCTTGATACCCTCTTTGGCGTGGTCAATAAGCAGCCAGAGATGTCTGGTATCTTGTTGTTTAATCAGACTCCTTAAAGGAAACAATCATGTCCTATAACATCGTTTTTGCACAAGGCACAGCAACTGTCGCAGTGCCAGCAGGCGAGAAAATCGCCGTTCAAGCATACTCACCAGCGAGTGTGTTTCAAGAAGTTGGTTTCCCCAACTTTCCTGAAGCTAATGACCTGTTGACCGTGGTCGAGAACGCCACCTATGTGTCAGGCGCATTTACCAATGCCACCAACGTGATTATTCAGGCTGGTGCATCTGGTGCGTATTACTCGGTGGGTGTTGCGCCTGACATCAACAACAGTGGCAACTGGCAACCTCAAGGTGCGCCAGCCAACATTGCTGATGGCGCATCAATGATTGCCACAGCAGCGAACGTGCTGACTGGCATCATTACAGCAACACCAACTGCTGGCCGTGATGTTCAATTGCCAACAGGTGCAAACCTTGATCTGGCAACTGAGTGGGCGATTGGTGATTCGTTTGACTTCAGCCTGATTACTTTGGCTGCGTTTGCTTTGACCCTTACGGTCAACACAGGCGTGACCATCGTGGGTGCTGCTGCAACTGCTGGAACGGCGGGTGCATCTGCACGATTCCGTTGCCGCAAGACTGCAGCTGACACCTTTGTGGTTTATCGTTTGAGTTAATAAACCTGACAGGCCAGCAGAGATGTTGGCCTGTTTAACTTTTAGGAGAAAGCTATGATGGGTAAGAAGATGGGCGATATGATGTCCAAGACTATTAAGAAAGAAATGAAAGCTGGCAAGCCCCAAAAGCAAGCCGTGGCTATGGCTTACAGCATGAACAAGCCTGCTAAGAAAGACGCAAAAAAGAAATGATTAAGTCAGCAGCAATTATTAAGAATGCACCTCGCTCTAAATTGCGTGAGGTGCGTCTTGCCAAGAAAAAAGCCAAGAAGCAGGCTCAGATTGAGCGTAAAGCTATCAAGGTTTATTTTCCATCGCCTATGAATGTGCGTGTGAGAGAGCCAGTTGAGGTTGAGCAAGTCATCGAGACTGTTGACCCGATCATTGAGACGGACGAATCAATCATTGAGTCTGCCCCGACCCGCGACGAAATGGCTATCAAAGCTCGCGAGCTTGGCATAAAATTCGATGGCAGAACGTCAGACAAGAAATTGAGTTTACTCATCGAAACAGCACTAGGAGGCTGACATGGGTTATAGCAAGCGGCAATTCATCTCAGCTGCGCTGGAAGAAATCGGGCTTGCATCCTATGTCTTTGACTTGCAGCCAGAGCAAATTGACACGGCCAGACGCAGGCTCGATGCGATGATGGCTGACTGGAACGCCAAGGGCATTAGACTTGGCTATCCCATCCCATCAAGCCCACAAGATGGTGATCTGGACGAAGAAACCAACGTTCCTGATTCAGCGTATGAGGCGATTATTTGCTCTCTAGGTATCAGACTTGCGCCAAGTTATGGCAAACAAGTGATGCCAGAGACCAAGGTTGTGGCCAAACAAGGCTACGACATTTTGCTACAGCGTGCGACCTTTCCGCTGGAGCAGCAGCTGCCTGGCACAATGCCATCTGGAGCAGGCAACAAGCCTTGGCGAGTGTACGACAACCCATTTGTTCGACCACCGTATCACCCTGTGGACGCTGGTCCAGATGGTCCAATCGAATACAACTAAGGAACAGCTATGCCAACCATTAATCAACTGCCCGTACTCAGCACGATTTCTAGCGGAGATCAACTGCCTGTTTACTCGCCAAACAATGGCGATGCTCGCAGAACGTCAATTGGCAGTTTGCTGACATTCTTTCAACAGAGCTTTGCGTCTCCGACTCTTTCGGTCAACCTGTATGTGCCAGGCAATGGGTTTAACATCACCGTCCCGACACCAGTTAGCAACGATCAATGGATGCTCTTGCAGCCCGCGGGGACATTGGCCACTGGCACGATTACGCTGCCTTTGAATACGGGTGTCCCTGACGGTACGACTGTGTTGATTACATCGACGCAGGAAATCACCTCTTTGACGATTGCGCTAAATGGTGCGTCAGCTCTTTATGGCGGCGTATCATTTTTGGGAGCAGGGTCAGCTACAGCAATCAGGTTTTATCAGCCAACTAATTCTTGGTATCAGATTAACGCTGAGACTGTCTTTGCGGCTGGCGTTCAGGCATTCTTAACAAACCCAACGAGTGCGAATCTACGGGCGGCAATGACTGATGAGACAGGCACAGGGCTGTTGGTGTTTAACACTAGCCCGACCTTGGTCACACCGATTTTGGGGACGGTTGCAAGTGGCAACATTTCTGCTTGCACATCAACCAGTATGGTATTGGTGACACCGATTTTAGGCACACCAACTTCTGGAACATTGACCAATTGCACTGGTTTGCCAATCGCCACTGGTGTTTCTGGTTTGGCTGCGAACGTGGCAACATTTTTGGCTACCCCATCAAGCGCAAACTTGGCGGCAGCATTGACTGATGAAACTGGCACAGGCGCAAACGTATTTGCAACAAGTCCGACTTTAGCAACTCCTATTATTACAAACCCAACGGTTTCTACAGGTACGTTTACAAGCCCAGCCTTAGTCACTCCTGCAATCGGCGTGGCTACAGGCACAAGCCTGACAGCGACAGGAACGCTTGTATCATCCGGCACAGCTGGCGTTGGTTATTCCACAGGGGCTGGCGGTGTTGTTACCCAAGGTGTAAGCCGAACAACAGGCGTAACGCTGGACAAGACAACTGGCGCGATCACACTATTTAGTGCGGCAGGCACAACTGTTGCGACCACTTTTACTGTGACTAACAGCACCGTCGCGGCAACTGATGTAATTATCCTAAATCAAAAGTCAGGCACAGACTTGTATGATCTGATGGTGACAGCGGTGGCAGCGGGAAGTTTTAATCTGACATTCCGAACCACAGGCGGCACGACCACAGAAACGCCAGTATTTAACTTTGCGGTCATCAAGGGTGTCGCTGCATAATGGCCACCAAGCCTAAATCCTCGGTCAACGCAGCTGGCAACTATACAAAGCCAACTATGCGTAAAGCCTTATTTGAGAAAATCAAGGCAGGGACAAAGGGCGGCGATCCAAATGAATGGTCAGCCCGTAAAGCACAACTCTTGGCAAAGAAGTACAAAGAGAAGGGAGGCGGCTATAAATGAAAGCATCGCAGAAAAGCCTCAAGGATTGGGGTCGGCAAGATTGGGGAACTAAGTCTGGGAAACCCTCTTCTGAGACAGGCGAGCGTTACTTGCCCAAGGCTGCTATTGAGGCACTCTCACCCGCTGAGTATGCAGCGACCACTAAAGCCAAGCGGGAAGCCACATCAAAGGGCGAACAGTTTGCCAAGCAGCCAAAGAAGGTAGCAGCCAAGACTAAGGCTTTCAGATGAAAACACCAGCCTACGCTCGCAAGGAAGGCCAAAACCCAAAGGGTGGGCTGAATGCCAAGGGTCGGGCAAGTGCGAAAGCCGAGGGCATGAATTTAAAAGCCCCAGTTAAGTCGGGTGACAATCCACGCCGAGCTAGTTTCTTGGCACGCATGGCAGGCAACGCAGGGCCAGAGTATAAAGATGGCGAGCCAACGAGGTTGCTGTTGAGCCTAAAGGCATGGGGCGCAAACTCCAAAGATGATGCGAAGTCGAAAGCCAAATCAATCACTGCACGCAACAAAAAGAAGTGATAAATGCAAATCCCAATTCTTAGCGGCATATTCACGGACAACGGACCAGACTTGCGAACGTCTTATCCTGTCAATCTTGTGCCAACTCCAAAGCAAAGCGGAATCAGCACAGGATACTTGCGCCCAGCTGATGGGATTGTTGCCAACGGGACAGGACCAGGTGCTGACCGAGGCGGTATCAATTGGCAGGGTCAACTGTATCGTGTGATGGGTACGAAGCTCGTTGAGATTTCAAGCAGCGGTGTGGTGACAATTCTTGGCGATGTCGGTGGACCACTCAATGATTTGGTGACTTTTGACTACAGCTTTGATCTGTTAGCAATTGCCTCTGGTGGGCGTTTGTATTACTGGGACGGGTCAACACTCGCTCAAGTCACTGATCCTGATCTGGGGATTGTTTTAGACTTGGTGTGGGTCGATGGTTACTTTATGACCACTGATGGCGAGTTCTTGGTGGTCACAGAACTCACAGACCCGTTCGCAGTCAACCCATTGAAATACGGCAGCTCTGAGGTCGATCCTGACCCTGTGGTGGCATTGCTCAAGCTAAGAAACGAAGTCTATGCGCTAAACAGAAACACGATTGAGGTGTTTGACAACGTGGGTGGTGATTTATTTCCATTCCAGCGAATTGATGGCGCACAGGTTCAGAAAGGCGTGGTCGGTACGTTTGCCTGCTGCGTTTATTTAGAGACGATTGCATTTTTAGGAAGTGGTCGCAATGAAGCACCAGGCATCTACCTAGGTGCAAATGGGACGGCCAAGAAAATTAGCACCCAAGAAATTGATGAGATTCTGTTGCAATTTACAGAAGCGCAGCTTGCAACGGTCAAGCTAGAGGCACGCAATGACCGCTCGCATCAGCATCTTTATATTCATCTGCCAGACAGAACGATTGTGTATGACTCGGCTGCGTCGCAAATTTTGCAAGATTTTGTTTGGTTTAACCTCGTATCGACAGTTGTAGGTTTCGCGGCTTACCGAGCTAGAAATCTAGTTTATGCCTATGACAAATGGTTAGTTGGAGATCCACAGTCGAGCAACATTGGCTATCTGGTGGACACAATTGGTTCGCATTGGGGCGAACAGGTGCGCTGGGAGTTTGGCACGCTGATCGTCTACAACGAGGGAAAAGGGGCGATATTTTATGACATGGAGTTGGTTACATTGACGGGTCGGGTGGCTTTGGGCATTGATCCACAGATCAGCACCAGTTACTCGCTCGATGGGTTGTCGTTTAGCCAAGAGAAGTTTATTAAGGTTGGGACGATTGGCAACACAAGTAAACGTTTGGCATGGTTTCAGCAGGGACACATGAGGAACTTTAGAATTCAGAAGTTTCGAGGGGACAGCGACTCGCATATTTCTTTTGTGCGTCTTGAAGCCAAGATTGAAGGGCTGGCTTACTAATGGCCAAGATATTTCGACCAATTGGACTTACAAGAGACCAGCTTGCTGAATTTCTATCAAGTCCCGAGCAGATCAAGCAATTTGAGAATCTGTTTGCTGTGGCTGAAACGACTGTTGATGTACCCACTGACATTGTATTTATCGACTTTGAGGCTGGATTGGCTCAGTCAACAGCCAACGATGCTTTAGCACAGATAGCGGCACAAGCACAAGAATCCGCTGTTAACGCTGCGTTAGCAGAGGGAAAAGCAAACCAAGCTCTTGCATTGATAGATAATTTAAGGAAGGCGGTCGAGGGTTTGCAGATAACCCCAACACTTGAGTCGATAGATAATTTAAAGAAGGCGGTGGAAGGCTTGCAGATGACCCCACCACTTGAGTCGATTGATAATTTGAGAAAGGCAGTGGAAGGCTTGCAAATGACTCCACCACCCAGAGAGTTTAAGCGTGCAAGATATGGCTCGTTCTATGACACCACCACCCAACTTGCGACAGTTATCAATACAGCCACAGCTATTACGTTTAACACCACCGATCTAAGTCAGGGAGTGTTCATTGGAAGCCCAGCATCTAGAATTATTGTGGACAGCGAGGGAATCTATAATTTTGATACATCATTTCAGTTAGATAAAACCTCTGGAGGCACAGCAGAGTTTTATTTTTGGTTTAGGCTCAATGGTGTTGATGTGCCAGACAGCGCGAGCCAAATCAGGATTCAGGGCAATAACGCAGAAATATTCTCTTCATTAAATTTCTTTTTTGATTTAAAAGCCAACGACTATGTTGAGTTAATGTTCTCAGTTACTGACCTTAGTGTTGAGTTGAAAACATTTGCTGCTGCTGTGCCTCACCCAGGCATCCCGTCAATCATTCTTACAGTTAACAACAATATCGAAGGTGTCCAATGACCGTCATCGTAAAAGTGCTGATTCCAGCAAAGCAGGCTGAGAACGCTCAAACTACACAATACACAGCCACGAACGTGCGTGCGATTATCGACAAGTTTACCGTCACTAATACCAGCGCAAACAATGTCACGTTTAGTTGTAATTTAGTCACAGCTAGTGGATCGGCGGGCGCATCGAACTTAATTGTTGACGCTCGCAGCCTTGTGCCAGATGAGACTTATACTTGCCCAGAGTTAGTGGGTCAGGCGTTAGAGTCGGGTGGGTTTATCTCCACACTTGCGGGT